TGTACGCAGGAAATACTGAAAGAATGCGCATCACTTCAGCAGGAAACATAGGTATTGGCACGTCTAGTCCTGATAGTAAGCTAAGTGTGTTCGGTACGTTTAGAAACTTTTTGCCATCAGGGGGTGGCGGTGATACTTTAATTTCAGCAATTAGTGGTGTAAGTAACGGATACCTTATTAATGTAGATACTAGCAACAATATTACTCATACTTGGCATACGGGTGCTAATGCAGCTTCTATGCGTATCACCTCAGTCGGCAACGTGCTGATTGGAACGACAACGGATGCAGGATTTAGATTAAATGTAGCAGGAAATACATATTCTAATACTTTAACCCTTGGTCATGTTGGGTTAAATATTTCAGATTACAATTTCTATAGTCAGACAATATCAGGAGCAATGGGAATACTTGGACACAATGTACGTGCAAGTGCTTCTGTAGCTAATCAAGTGAACGTAGTTAATAGTGGATGGTACACCTCTATGATTAAGATGTACTATTCAGAAGGGATTACATTCCACACATCACCAACAGTATATAGCGCAGGAGATGTATATCCAATGGCTGCTACTGAGAGGATGAGAATTACTTTTGGAGGAAATGTTCTGATTGGAACAACAACTAATTTAGGCTCCGAATTAAATGTTAATAGTACAATACGTGTAGGAGTAGCATTTGGCTCAGCAGCAACTATAGCTTTTGGAGATGCAGGAACTCCTTATTGGAGTGTTGGAAGACAAGCTAGTAGTGGCAATTTTTCTATATCTAGTTACGCTCTAACAGCAATGACTATTATTCCTACAAGCGGCAACGTGCTGATTGGAACTACTACAGATGCAGGATACACATTGAATGTTGCAGGTAATGCTCAGTTTATAAAGAGTAGTACATCTACAGCAATGGTTGTAGGACTAAGCGGTGTGACAGGGTCTATCATAAGATTTAGTTACAACGGTGGATTCGTAGGGTCAATCTCAACTGATGGGTCTAATACTGCATACAACACTTCTTCTGACTACAGATTGAAAGAGCAAGTAAGAGCTATTGATAATCCACTAGAGAAAGTATTGAAATTAAATCCTGTTAACTTTAAGTACAAAAATTCTAAGACTATACAGGATGGATTCATAGCACACGAGATACAGGAGATACTTCCTTACCTTGTGACAGGAGAAAAGGATGGAGTAGAAATGCAGGAAGTAGATTACTCAAAACTTACTCCTATACTAATTGCAGCAATTAAGGAACAACAGAAACAAATAGAAGAACTAAAAAATAAATTATCATGAAAACAATCGAACCTGTCTCAATATGGGACAACGGACAAGTAATTGAAGCTAAGGTTTTAAACGCTTACGCTATCAATGTAACACTAGGAACAAGTGCAGTATTCTACTATCAGCTATTTGCTGAGAATGTAGACCTAACACTTGGTATGCAAGTAGCACAAGGTAATCTAACTATGACAGGAGATGCCTACACGCAATGGGAAGTGGACTCCTATGCATGGGATTGGGTAGCAGGTGAACTAAACCTTACCATCACAGGTGACTATGTACCACCCGTACCTCCTTCACCTGAGCCTACTCTTGAGCCTGAGCCAATTGTTGAATAAACTATTGCATAGTTCAATAATTATTTATTAGTTTTACATAACTTAAATAAAATCAAATGACAATCAAGAAAAAGTACAAGGACCTTAACGTGCTAGTGGCTTCAATCAATGCAGTCATTGGTGGTCAGGAGACAAAAGTTCAGAAGAAGCTCTTTAAAATTTACGAGAAGTTTAAGGCTCATCATGAGTCCTATAGCGCTCAGCGTGATGAGTTCCGTTTGGACAATGCAGCAACTGATGACAAAGGTATCCTACTATTGGATGAAAAAGGAGAATATAAATTCAACAAGGAAGGGATTAAGAACCTAACGAAAAACATTCAAGACTTGAATGAGAAGGAATTTGATTTCACACCTATTGAAGTTATTAATTCAAATGGTCTAGAAGGATTCTTATTCCTTCAAGATTGGACCACGGGTATTCCATTTATTAAAGAGGAGGAAGAAGAACTGTAATGGAAATTCGTAAAATATCTATAGGGCCTGATTACAAAGGTAGTGCTATGCACTATATTGTAGGACAAAAGGTCCTTGGTGATAGCAACGAAATCCATTTAATCAGAGTTAACTCTGATAAAAATTCTATTCAAATCTTTATTATAAACGAAAAGTTGGAGGTGGTACTTTGGAAAGAGTTCACCTCCACTATTCCCGTTTCTATTGAATATAACATCAATATCTAATGAGGTCTCCGTTCTATTTCATAGCAAAACCTGTGAATGGAAAGCGGTACGATAACACAAAAGAGATAGCAGGAATTGATTTAATTGTCAGTACATCTGAGGAGGACCACAAGTTTTCCAATCGCTTTGCACAAGTCGTTGAGCTTCCATTACGATACAAGGGCCCTATTCAAGAGGGCGACATTTTACTTGTTCATCACAACGTATTTAAGTTTTACAATGACGTAAGAGGTAGACAGAAAAGCGGTAAGTCATTTTTTAAAGATGACTTATTTTTTATTGAGCCTGACCAATTCTTTATGTACAAAAGCAATGGAGTTTGGAATTCATACGATAGATATTGTTTCGTTAAACCTATCAAGGCTACTGAGAGCTACATCAAAAAGCCTTTTAGTGAAGAGCCTTTGATGGGAATAATGAAGTATCCAAATGAATACCTTATTGAGCGTGGCATCAAAGAGGGGGATATGGTTTGCTTCAGCCCTGATAGTGAATATGAGTTTACAGTAGATGATGAAAAGCTTTATCGAATGTATGACCATCAGATAACAATCAAATTATGAACATAATACAGATAGATTTTCCTTCAAGTCAATACATAGCAGAGGAACATCCAAAGAATCAGGTGTACTTGCATCATACTGCAGGAAATCCTAATGGAGTTGGAACATTTGCTTGGTGGTCTTCTAACTCAGAAAGAGTGGCTACTTGCGTTTGTATATCAGGTATAGGCAAAGGATGTGTAGATGGTCAGATTGTACAGGGCTTCAGCTCTAAGTATTGGGCATATCATCTAGGCTTGCAGAAGAGTGTCTTTAGCAGTAGAAAGATTCCGTTTAAGCAATTAGATAAGACTAGTATAGGAATTGAGATATGCAATTGGGGTAATCTGAAAGAAGTAAATGGGAAGTTTTATAATTACGTTGGTAGAGAAATGACTAACGGGATTATTAAACTAGACAAGCCGTACAAAGGATTTACTTATTTTCATGACTACACAGATGCTCAGATAGAATCTGTTGAAAAGCTTTTGCTTCTTTGGAATAAAAGATATGGCATTCCATTAGATTATAACGAGGATATTTGGGATATTTCAACAAGAGCTTTAAAAGGTGAGCCCGGGATATATACACACAACTCTGTCCGTAGAGACAAGATTGACATATATCCGCATCCTAAAATGATTGAGATGTTAAAAAGTTTAAAATGAAAGAGATTAAACTTAGAATCATTGCTGCAGGATACAAAGCCGTTGACGAGTTAATTAAAGTAGCGGAAGAAAGCGTAGTTAAGAGTGGTGATGAGGAGGGTGAGCTTGCAGCAGATAGATTAAAGAATGCAGCAGCTACAAAGAAGCTTGCCATATTTGATGCGTTTGAGATTCTTAATAGAATAGAGTCAGAGAAAGAGAGCTTAGATTCGATTGATAAAGGCATAAGTAAAACAGATACAAAACAAGGTTTTGCAGAAAGAAAATCAAAACAATAATCTACTCAGGGTATTAAAGAACGCTATACCTTCAGCTGTCATCTCTAACAAAAATAGAGTGCGGTCTTGGATATACGGCTATAATGAGCAGTACGATGTTGTTGTAATATCTAAGACGGGTCAGATAGGTGATATAGTTGAAATCTCAGGATTAAGGATTGCTCTTCCTGCTACACCTGACAAATGTTTTCAAAGAGATTCTAAAAAAGAAGAGCAGCATTGGGAACGTCAAGACCTTCCAAGAGACTTAGCTAAGATTCAATCTATCTTCCAATGGAATGAAAGGCCAAAGGAATTTAAAGACAGGTGGGTAGACTACATTGAGAAAGAGTTTGACCATAGAGAGCAAGGTTTTTGGTTTATGAACAATGGGGTGAAGACCTATATCACGGGTTCTCACTATATGTATCTCCAATGGTCTAGTATTGACGTAGGATATCCTGACTTCCGTGAAGCCAATAGAATCTATTGGATATTTTGGGAGGCTTGTAGAGCTGACCCAAGAAGCTTTGGAATGGTATATCTAAAGATTAGACGTTCAGGATTCTCTTTTATGTCCTCTTCTGAATGCGTTAACATAGGTACTCTTGCTCGTGATGCACGTATTGGCATCCTATCAAAGACAGGTGCTGATGCTAAGAAGATGTTTACCGACAAGGTGGTCCCTATCAATAGTAGACTACCATTCTTCTTTAAACCTATCATGGACGGTATGGACAAGCCTAAAACTGAATTAGCTTTTAGGGTTCCTGCAGCAAAGATTACAAAGAAGAATATGTATGAGTCTGACGACAATGAAATTGACGGACTTGATACTACTATAGATTGGAAGAATACAGAAGACAACTCCTATGATGGTGAGAAACTATTGTTTTTGGCTCACGATGAAAGTGGAAAGTGGACAAAGCCTGTAAACATTAAGGAGAATTGGCGTGTAACTAAAACCTGTCTTCGATTGGGTAGCAAGATTATTGGTAAATGCATGATGGGTTCTACATCAAACGCCTTGAATAAAGGTGGTCAGAACTTTAAAGACATTTACGAAGAGTCAAATGTAAAGACTCGTAATGCTAACGGTCAAACTAAAAGTGGACTGTATTCCATATTCATTCCAATGGAGTGGAACATGGAAGGCTTTATTGATTTGTATGGTCACCCTGTATTTAATAAGCCTGATAAACCTATCAAGGGAGTTGATGGAAATTGGATTTCAAATGGAGCTGTAAATTATTGGGATGCTGAAGTTGATTCATTAAAGAATGACCCTGATGCATTGAATGAATTTTATCGTCAGTTCCCAAGAACTGAGTCTCACGCATTTAGAGATGAGAGTAAATCTTCTATCTTTAACTTGACTAAGATATATCAGCAGATTGATTATAATGACTCCATGATTAAGGAGCATTACCTTACTCGTGGGTCCTTCTCTTGGAAGGATGGAATCAAAGATACTGTAGTAATTTGGACTCCTGACCCAAGAGGAAGATTCTCTGCGAGTTGGTTTCCACCTAAACATTTACAGAATAATGTTCACGTACGTAATGGAATTAAGTATCCCGGCAATGAACATATTGGGTCATTTGGATGTGATTCATACGATATATCTGCTGTGGTTGGCGGACGTGGCTCTAACGGAGCGTTACATGGAATGACTAAGTTTCACATGGATGAAGCTCCTGTGAATGAGTTCTTCATAGAATACATTGCAAGACCTCAGACTGCTGAGATATTTTTTGAAGAAGTATTGATGGCTTGTGTATTTTATGGGATGCCTATCTTAGTAGAAAACAATAAGCCAAGATTATTGTATCATCTTAAAAACAGGGGGTACAGAGGTTTCTCAATTAATAGACCTGACAAACAGTTTGCCAAACTGACTAAGACTGAACGAGAGTTAGGCGGTATACCAAACTCATCTGAAGACGTTAAGCAATCTCATGCGTCAGCTATTGAGTCATACATTGAGAAATTTGTAGGCTTAGATTTAGAGGGTAAGTATAGAGAAGCAGACTTGATGGGGACGATGCCATTCACAAGAACACTTGAAGATTGGGCTAAATTTGACATCAATGATAGAACAAAATTTGATGCTTGTATTAGCTCAGGTCTTGCTATAATGGCGAATCAAAAGCACCTATATGTGCCTGAAAAAAAAGAATCGAAATTAATTATTAACTTCGCTAAATATAAGAACGAAGGGGTAATAAGTCAATTGGACAAATGAAGAATATAACAATCCAAATTAATGCCGTCTCTTTTCCAAGTCAATTGGCTACGGATGCAGAAAAGGCATCTGATACCTTTGGTTTACAAATAGGTCAAGCTATACAATATGAGTGGTTTAAAAAAGATGGCAACAATTGTAGATACTATGGGCAATGGCAAGACTTTCGTAGACTAAGATTGTATGCTCGTGGAGAGCAGCCTATTGGTAAATATAAAAATGAATTAGCAATTGATGGAGATTTATCTTATCTAAATCTAGATTGGACTCCTGTACCTATTCTCCCCAAGTTTATTGACGTAGTTGTTAATGGTATGTCTGACCGTTTGTTCAAGGTTAAAGCATACGCTCAGGACGCTATGTCTCAAGCAAAGAGAAGTAAGTATCAAGACTTGCTTGAAAGTCAAATGGTAGCTAAGCCTGTTCTTGAAATCATTCAAGAGGAAACAGGTGCCAATCCTTTTATGATGGAGCCTGACCAATTGCCTCAAACAGATGATGAGCTATCGCTGTATATGCAGCTTAACTATAAGCCTGCTATTGAGATTGCTGAAGAAGAAGCTATCAATACCATATTTGATGAGAACCATTACGATGACATCAGAAAAAGAATAGACTACGATTTAGCTGTAATTGGCATAGGTATAGCTAAGCATGAGTTTCTTCAAGGAGAAGGCGTAAAGATTTCTTATGTTGACCCGGCTAATGTAATTTATAGCTATACTGAAGACCCATTTTTTAAGGATTGTTTTTATTGGGGAGAGATAAAGACTCTACCAATTAGTGAGCTAATGAAGATTGACCAATCGCTCACAAAAGAAGATTTGCAACAAATCACTCAGTACAGTCAGTCTTGGTATGACTACTATAATGTGGCACAGTTCTATGAAAACAGTATGTTTTATAGGGACACCTGCACGTTGTTGTATTTTAATTACAAGACTACTAAGAAGATTGTTTACAAGAAAAAGAATCTTGAAGGTGGTGGGTCTAGAGTAATTGAGAAGGACGAAAACTTCAATCCTCCTACAGAAATGATGGAGGAAGGAAACTTCGAAAAGATTGAGAAGACTATTGATGTATGGTACGAAGGTATCATGGTAATGGGCACCAACATTCTTTTACAATGGAGAATGTCTGAGAATATGGTTCGTCCAAAGTCAGCATCGCAACACGCATTACCAAACTATGTAGCTTGTGCTCCTCGTATGTATAAAGGAGTAATTGAATCTTTGTGCAGAAGAATGATTCCTTTTGCTGACTTGATTCAGATTACTCACTTGAAGCTTCAGCAAGTAATTGCACGCACTGTCCCTGATGGTGTATTCATTGATGCCGATGGCTTGAATGAAATTGACTTGGGTACAGGAAATGCTTACAACCCTGAAGATGCTCTACGACTATACTTCCAAACAGGTAGTGTTATTGGACGAAGCTTTACTCAGGATGGTGACTTTAATAATGCAAGAGTTCCTATTACTCAACTTAATTCTAACTCAGGAGCTGCTAAGACGCAGATGTTGATTACTAATATGAACCACTACATTGACATGATTAGGTCTGTAACAGGACTTAATGAAGCTAGAGATGGTTCTATGCCTGACCCTAATTCATTGGTTGGTCTACAGAAGTTGGCTGCACTTAACTCAAACACAGCAACAAGACACATCCTTGATTCTTCATTGTACATCTATAGGTCTATGTCTGAAGCTTTGACATATAGAGTTGCTGACATATTGGAGTACTCTGACTTCGCAGATGAATTTGCTAATCAAATTGGCAAGTATAATGTATCAATCCTTAACGAGATTAAGGACTTGTACATTTATGACTTTGGTATCTTTATTGATATCTCTCCTGATGAAGAGCAGAAGGCTCAGCTTGAAGCTAACATTCAGATGGCATTGTCTAAGGGCGACATTAATCTTGAAGACGCAATTGATATTCGTGAGATTAGAAACATCAAGCTTGCTAATCAATTATTGAAACTAAAGAGAAATAAGACTCAGGAGCGAGCAGAGAAGATGGCAATGCAACAGCAAGCTATGGTAGCTCAGCAGCAAATGCAGACTCAGCAAATGGCATCTGAAGCGGCTATGCAACAGATACAGCTAGAGACTCAAGCAAAGATGCAGATTAAGCAAGCAGAAATTGCATTTGATATTGAGAAGAGCAAGAACGAAGCAATGCTTAAATCTCAATTAATGAGAGAAGAGTTTGAATATAATCTTCAACTTAGAAGTATGGATGTCACAAATCTTACTGAAAGAGAGAAGATGAAAGAAGATGCTAAGGCTAAAAGAATTAGTCAGCAAAATACCGAGCAATCAAGACTTATTAATCAGAGAAAGAACAACCTTCCTCCTTTGAGTTTTGAATCAAACGAAGATAGTTTGGATGGATTTGATTTGGCAGAATTTGAGCCTCGATAAAATGTTAAAATAATTAATTAAGTTTGTAAAAATAAAATCTAATAAAATGGAAATGAAAGTAAGGTCTCTAGATATCATTGAGCCAAAAAGTGTTCGAGAATTAGAAAATGAATTGGTTGAAAAGCACGAGGAGTCACTAGAAAGTAATGGTGATAACTTTACATCAGGTAATGGAGAATCTTTTGAAGCAGCTCCTGTAGAGTTTAACTTTAAAGACGAGGACGTTCTTTCATATATTGGTAAAAGATATAATAAGCAGATTAACTCTTTAGACGATTTGGTTGCTGAGAGAAAAGAATCAGAGCCACTCCCTGAAGATGTTGCTGCTTATTTAAATTATAGAAAAGAAACAGGAAGAGGATTCGAGGATTTCTTACACTTAAAGAAAGACTTCGATTCGATGAATCCTGAACAACTAGTTAAAGATTACCTTACTACTACTCAAGAAGGATTAGATAGTGAGGACATCGAGGCTTTAATGGAAGAGTATTCATACGATGAAGATTTGGATGATGAGTCTACTGTAAAGAAAGCTAAGATTGCTAGGAAAAAAATTATTGCTGAGGCTAAGAAATACTTCAACAATCAGAAGGAAAAATACAAGATGCCACTTGAGTCAAGTACGGGGTCTATTTCCGATGAAGAGAAGGAGATGTATGAGAGCTATAAGCAATATGTGAGTGAGGCTAAGACATTAGAGGAGGAGACTAATCGAAAGCGTAGATGGTTTGACCAAAAAACAGATGAGGTCTTTAGTAAAGACTTTAAAGGATTTGAGTTCAACATTAACGATAAGAGAATTTCGTTTGCTCCGGGTGATGCCAATGAGTTGAGAAAAATTCAGTCTACTCCTCAGAACTTTATTAATAAGTTCTTGGATGAAAGCGGAATGATTAAAGACGCATCAGGATACCATAGGTCATTAGCAATTGCAATGAATCCTGAAAAGTTTGCCAAGTTCTTTTATGAGCAAGGGATGTCAGATGCTACTGACGATGTTACTCGTAAAATTAAGAACATTAACATGACAGAGCGTAGAGCTCCTGAAGTAGGCAAGGTGACAGGAGGAATGCAGGTGAGGTCGGTAAACCCTGACTCAGGTAGAAACCTGAGAATCCGAAGCGCAAAAAAAATGTAAAAACTAAAAACTAAAAAACAATGGCAGGTCAATTATTAAGTAATCCTACCTTTCAACTTCAGCCAAGTGCTGAACAGGTAGCATTGCAAACCAACTACATTACCAACTTTAACTTCTTGAATCAGTATCTACCTGATACTTATGAGAAGGAATTTGAGCGTTATGGTAATAGAACTATCGCTTCATTCCTTAGAATGGTTGGAGCCGAGATGCCTTCTAACTCTGACCAAATTAAATGGGCAGAACAAGGCCGTCTACACATTAAGTACACCAACTGTACCTCAGCTGCTGCTGCTGCTGCTAACACAGCTACTTTCACAGTTGCTGATTCAGGTGTTACTTACATCGCTATCCGTGTTGGACAAACTGTAATGATTCAGAACAACGCTTCAGGTGTGTTCAACAAAGCAATCGTTACTGCTGTTCCTTCTGCAACTACTTTTACTGTAGCTTACTATGAGGCAACAGGACAAGCGTTCGCAGTTTCTACTCAGTGTACTGTATTCATTTACGGTTCTGAATTTAAGAAGGGAACAAACGGAATGGTTGGGTCTTTGGAATCTGAAGACGAAATCTTCTCTAACAACCCTATTATCATCAAAGATAAGTATGCGGTTAACGGTTCTGACATGGCTCAAATCGGTTGGGTTGAAGTAACTACTGAGAATGGTGCTACAGGTTACTTGTGGTATTTGAAGTCTGAGCACGAGACTCGTCTTCGTTTTGAAGATTATCTTGAGACTGCAATGATTGAAGCAGTTCCTGCCGCTACAGGTTCAGGTGCTAAGACTGCAGGTATGATGGGTTCTGAAGGTATCTTCTATGTTGTTAACAACAGAGGTAACGTATGGGGAGCAGGTACTCCAACCACTCTACCTGATTGGGATACTATCGTTTCTCGTCTTGACAAGCAAGGTGCTATCGAAGAGAACGTGGTTTTCGTAAACCGTGGTCTTAGCTTCGACATCGACAATATGTTGGCTACCTTGAACGGATACAATGGAGGTAGTGCTGCAGGTGCTGCATCTTATGGTCTATTTGACAATGATGTTGACATGGCGTTGAACCTTGGATTCACAGGATTCCGTAGAGGTTATGACTTCTATAAGTCTGATTGGAAGTACTTGAACGACCCAACTATGCGTGGTGGTCTTAACCAAACTGCAGCTACTGCTACCGGTACCATTACAGGTTTGTTGGTTCCTGCAGGTTCTACTTCAGTGTATGACCAAATCATGGGTAAGAACGCTAAGCGTCCATTCTTGCACGTACGTTTCAGAGCTTCTGAAGCTGAAGACAGACGTTACAAGACTTGGATTACAGGTTCTGCAGGTGGCGCTACTAACAGCGACCTTGATGCGATGGAGGTCAACTTCCTATCTGAGCGTTGTGTATGTACCCTTGGTGCAAACAACTTCGTATTGTTCAGATACGGATGATAAATAAAGGGAGGGTGTCTACAAAGACACTCTCCTTTTTTAAATTTTAAATCAAATAAAATCAAATAATAAAATGGCAAAGATTATCCCTGTAGACAAAGTCTACAAACTAAAAAACGGAAGTCCACTTTCCTATACACTTGCATCTAGAAACCACCCTCGATTCCCCTTGATGTGGTTTGATGAAAAAAATAATGTTAATGGAGCTTTAAGATATGCTACTAATCAAAAGTCCCCTTTTGAAGATGAGCAGGATGGAAATGCAATTATTGAACCTATTATTTTTGAAGACGGATTTTTAAGAGTACCAAAGCAAAACCCTGTACTACAACAGTTCCTCCACTACCACCCATTGAATGGTATTGTATTTGGTGAGGTAGACAAAGAGAAAGAAGCAGCTGAAGAAGTTGAGGATTTGAACTTGGAAGTTGAAGCTTTAATTGAAGCCCGTCAATTAACTATTGAACAGATTGAAACTCTTACTAGAGTAATGTTTGGCAAAGACCCATCAACTGTGTCTACCGCTGAATTGAAGCGTGACATCTTGGTTTTTGCTAAGACTGAGCCTAGAGAGTTTTTGAATATATTGAATGACCCTGAACTAAAGTTTCAAGCTAAGGTCAGAATGTTTTTTGAAAACAAACTATTGGTTTTAAGAAACAATGACAAGGAGATTTGGTACAACACATCTACTAATAAAAAGAAGATGATGTCCATCCCTTATGGAGAAGACCCTTACGAAATTGCAGGAGGGTTCCTTCAAAGTGATGAAGGTATTGATGCTTTGAGAATGCTAGAAGCAATTTTAGAATAATATGATTGATTAAATGGTTAAGAAAGGGGGCGTTGCTATGCCTCCTTTTTTTTGTTTATATTTGTAAAAAGGCAAAAAGATGATAAACTCTGTCAGAAATACGGTGCTATCCGTTTTAAATAAGAATAACTACGGGTACATCTCCCCATCAGATTTTAATTTGTATGCACAAAACGCTCAGATGCAAATCTATGAAGACTATTTCGACAGCTATAACAAGATTATTAATGCTGAGAATGTTAGAACTGCAGGTACTGATTACGCTGATTTAGAGCAGCCGATGTCAGAAACAATGGAGGTTTTTTTAAGAACTGATTACCTTACTAAAATTGCAGCTAACAAGTTTTCATCACCATCCCCACTTACTACAGGATATTATGCTTATTACATATTAGATGTGCAATGTAAGCCTGTTACTTTGGCAACAGGAACAAACACGTCTGTATCTGCAGGTAATTTAGTTAATACTGCAGGAGCATTTTTATCAAAGGGGATAGTACCGGGAGATGTGGTAACAAACTTGACAACAGGATTGGTTACTACTGTAGTAGCTGTTTTGAACAACACCACAATTCAGTTGGCTTCTAATATATTTTTAGCCACACCAAATTCGTATGGAATATTTTCTTCAGCAACAATTGTTCAGGCTGAAAAGGTAAGCAATGGAAAAATAAATTTATTGAATAACTCAAACCTTACGGCTCCGACAATTCAATTTCCTGCGTATACCTTACAGGGAGAAGTGATTACGATGTATCCAACTTCTATTCAGAACAAAGGTCAAGTTGAATGTATTTACTTTAGATTCCCTAAAGTACCAAAATGGACGTATATTAACTTGTCAAGTGGGGAGCCTGTGTTTGACCAATCACAACCTGACTATCAAGACTTTGAGCTTCCTGAAGAAGATGAATACAAGTTGATTTCAAGAATACTTCAGTATTGTGGTGTGTCTATCAGAGAAACTGAGGTAGTACAATTTAGCATGGCTAAAGAACAACAAGAGCAGAATCCATAAAAAATAAAACATGGCATACTTATCACAATACCAATATTACGAGAACGAAGGAGCGGCACCTGAGGATGCTAATTGGGGCTCGTATCAATATATTAGTCTTCAGGACGTTGTAAATAACTTCTTGTTGATGTACTCAGGCAATCACTCATTGGTCAACAATGAGGAGCGGTATAAGATATTATTCCATGCCAAGAGAGCTGTTCAAGAACTTAACTACGATGCATTTAAAGAAATAAAAGTCCTTCAACTTACCGTTCCTGATAACTTAAAATTTGTATTCCCTTCTGACTATGTCAATTGGGTTAGGATTTCTATGTACAAAGATGGGTGGTTGAGACCATTGACTGAGAATATTCAGACGTTATCATCTAGAGCATATCTTCAGGACAACACAGGCCGTGTATTATTTGACGAAGAGGGTAATGCGTTGAGCCCTCAGTACTCTAATATTGATTTTGATAGATTAAGCAAGATTAAGAAGAGTATTTATTTGAATCAAGCAAATCAGTTTGACGGTAACGAAGGTTGGAACTACGATGGTATGTGGTACTTTGAGGGCAACATTGGTGCCGCTTATGGTCTTAACACAGAGACGGCTAACTTTAATCCTACCTTTAATATTGATAGAAAATCGGGAGTAATTAATTTTGACTCTCCAATGGCGGGTGAATCTTGTGTTGTTGAGTACGTATCAGATGGTATGGAGCAAGGAGATAATTCTAAGATTACTGTAAATAAGTTATTTGAAAAGTACATTTACGCATATATTCAGTATGAAATTCTAAATAGTAAGCTAGGAGTTCAAGAATATATTGTGGCACGTGCTCGTAAAGAAAAGTCAGCTTTATTGAGAAATGCTAAGATTAGAATCAGTAATATTCATCCCGGAAGACTCTTAATGAACTTGAGAGGATTAGACAAGATAATTAAATAAGATGGTAAAGATTAGCAGAAACTTCGCAGCAGGAAGAATGAATAAAGTCTATGACGAAAGAATCATTCCTGACGGAGAATACATTAATGCTATGAACATCAGAATGGGTTCTACCGAGAACTCAGAGATTGGTGTTATTGAGAATACTAAAGGTAATCTTCCTTTGACTTCTCTGTCATATCTTGATGGTACTCCTTTGAGTGCTTCTGCTAAATGTATAGGCGCTATTGAAAACAGTGTTACCGAAACAATATATTGGTTTGTTCACGACCCTAATTTTCCTGTAGGAGCTACAGGTAAGTTAGACTTAATTGTTTCTTTTAACGTCAACACCAAAATCTTGACATACCATGTCATATCTATAAATGATGGGGGTAATGTAAATACCACTTTAAATTTTAATCCTGCCTATCTAATCACAGGGGTAGATATTTTGGATAATAAGCTTTTGTTTTTTACTGATGATTACAATGCACCAAGAGGAATAAATGTTGAGCGTAGATATCCAAATCCAACTGCAAACATCGACCAAGTAAGTGCTGAGTCTTTGTTGGTAATTAAGAAGCCACCTGTAGAATCTCCTTTAGTTCAACCAATTGTAAATAATGGGCAAGAGAACTATCTAAAAACAAGATTTATCTGTTTCGCTTACAGATATCAATATATCGATGGTGAGTATAGCGCTACTTCTCAGTGGTCTCAGCCTGCATTTATACCAAATGCTTTCAACTTTAGTGTTGACAGCTATTTGAATGAAGGCATGACTAACTTCTGCAATTCAGCTGTAATTACATATAACACAGGAGGACCATTAGTTATTGGTATTGACCTATTGTTTAAGAGGTCAGATGGAAATATTATTAAAGTTATTGAGAAGCTTGATAAGAAAAATTTAGGATTGACCGATAATGCCCTAGAGCAGTATACGTTTACAAACAGTAAAATCTTCACCATCCTTTCTGAGTCTGAGCTATTGAGATTGTATGACAACGTACCTCGATTTGCTAAGGCTCAGACTATTATGGGTAATAGATTGATGTACGGAAACTATGTTGAAGGATATGACTTAGTTGACGAGAATGGTGCTCCAATAATGTTTGAGTACTTTACAACATTGGTTTCTGAGGACATTGGTATAACAGATACCGATACTAACGCACAATCGGGAAACTACTCTATTAATACAGGTGTAATTGTTCCTGACTCAATCATCTATGTTGATTTTAGTGACAAGGCATTGGTTGCGGGTTCTGCAATAAATATAGCCTTGGCTTTAGACCATGCACAATTTACGGGTGATACTCCATTCCCTACAGAAACTGCACAGAACATAAGATTAAATTTTGCTTTCTTTTTATCTAGAGATTATGACTCAGTATATGACTTAGCCATTAGCTCAGAGTTTCAGGAAGCAATAGGGACAGGTGGATTGAGTGGAAACATTGAGCCTGTAGCAACTTCTTGTAATGGAGTTACATTCACAGACCAATTGAACTGTGCTTTACCAAGTGATTTAAGTGGGCTAGAAAAAGTAGCAAGTGGCATCAGTACTATAGGTCAGGCTATTGGGATACTAACATCTCCCGGTAGTAGTGAGATTGGATTACAGATGATTGCAATGAAATATGTTGACGACCCTGTTACTCCTACTCGAGAGGTGTTTGAGTACTATAGCGTTACGTTTGCTCAGGCAACTTTTCAAGAGGTAGCGAATACTCAAAGCTTGCACAGCAATAGAGACTACGAGATTGGCATAGTCTATATGGATGATTTTAACAGGGCCTCAACGGCTTTAGTTAGCCCGAACAATACTGTGCACATACCTTGTGGTTTGTCCTCTTACAAGAACTCTATACAGGTTACAATACCACCTCAACAGTTACCTCCTGCTTGGGCTACACGATACAAGTTTGTAATCAAACCTGACCAAGAGAACTATGAGGTTATTTATTGTAGCGTATTTTTTGAAGACCCTGATAGTAATAACGCTTACTTCTTATTGGAAGGAGAGAACTCTAGAAAGGTAGAGGTTGGCGATAGATTTATTGTTAAGGCAGACTCAGAAGGACCTACCGCTAATTGCGTTTACGCTACTGTGCTAGAGAAGGAGTCTCAGCCTACAGGCTTTATTGAGATTCCAAGTGATAATGACCCTACGTTGTTTGTGCCTGTTCCTGCAGGAGTGTACGCTAAGATTAATCCGAATAGCTTTAATATTATTCAGGATGAGAATGCAATTGTAGCACCGGGAAGATTCAGCGTAAAAGAAAAAACAGGCGGAGAATATCCAACTTTGTTTTATCCTATGAACTTACAGGGCACAGACCCTGCTCATCCAACTTGGACTTTTGTAGACTATGATATTCCTGTAGGAAGTAGAATTGTAATGTCAATAAAGCAGTTCAGAGGTGGCTCAGGCGGTAACTGTGGAGAAAGAAGAAACACTCTTGATAAAACTTTTATATCACCAAATGCATACGACAATATGTATGATTGGTTTATTGGTGAAAATATTGAGCAGTATTTAAATGATGGAGTAAAGATTGTTGGTGATGGTGAATGCGAAATTCAAAATAATTTTCAAGGTCTTTTACTTTCACCAAGTTTACCTACTGCTGTCTGCACAAACTATTACGGATTCTATAGAAATCCAACCACTAACCAACTTCAGTTTCTAGTAACAGGAACTGAATCTTGTGATGGAGCGGGATTAAAGCCAAGAGCAAGAGACTCAAACGTAGAGGTAACTATTACTGTGTTTCGTTCTGAGAATGTCATCATCTTTGAGACCGAGCCATTAGAGTCTTTGCCTGATGTATTCTTTGAAAACGAGATGTCCTTTCCTATTGTTAATGGAAATCACCAAGGGAATATTCAGAATCAAAATATTGCAACAAGCACTCCTGCTATAATTGATACCAAGTTCTTTAACTGCTTTGCATTTGGAAACGGTGCTGAGAGTTATAAAATTAGGGACTCATTAGTAGGAAACAGATTCAATTTTGGTAACAGAGTAACTAGTGTCTCAGCTCAGGATTACAAGGCTGCAGATAGATTTTCAGACATTACCTACAGTGGTGTATATAGTGCAGAGTCTAATGTAAACAAGTTGAATGAGTTCAATCTTGGCTTACTTAACTATAAAGTGCTAGAGCCATCATTTGGAGACATCTATATTTTAGATGGTCGTGAGACTGACGTGCTAGTTCTTCAGGAGGATAAAATCTCTTATGTGTTGGCTAGTAAAAATCTTATTTCTGACTCATCAGGTGGGGGAGTAATTGCTTCTGTGCCTGAAGTATTGGGAACTCAGATTGCTAGAACCGAGAAGTATGGTATCAGTTTTAACCCTGAGAGCTACGTGCAGTGGGGTTTCAACAGATTCTTTACCGATGTAAAGCGTGGAGCTGTTATTCAATTGGTAGGAAATTCCTCAGGTGGGGACCAACTAGCTGTTATTTCTGAACTAGGTATGAGAACTTGGTTTAGAGATGAGTTTAATGCTTCATATACAACTCAAAAGCTTGGTGGTTTTGACCCGTATATGAATGAATATGTGCTGTCTACAAATGATATAAACCTTCCATCAAATCCTAACTGTTTGGCTTGTGGTGTATTACAAACATTTACTCTTAGCACATTACCATCTCAGTCAAAGAGCTTTGAATACTGCGTAGATTTAGGAGCTACTGTTGGGACTTCTGATATTGAATACACGGTAGAGACAATTAGTGTTGGAGCTTCATTTAATATCACTGTGAATTATAATGGTGTAAATTATACCACAGGTCCTGAAACCATTAGTGGAGTTTTGACATTCCCTAAGAATAATGTCTCAAAAGAAACTGCAACAGTAACAATAAATTACACAGGAGACATAGTTCTTTCAATAATTGCGGGATGTACAAATGCTGACCTATTGACAATTGTCCAAGTTGTTGTGACAAATGACTTTCAATCAGGACAGACTATTCAAACGCAGTATAGATATGTTAAGGGAACTTATACCTCTCCATTACAATCTGTTAGTACTACGTTTTTATCTTCTACTAATAATCCATTGGTTTCAAGATATAGCTTGTTGACAGGTCCTGTTGGCCCCGGAGCTTTCCCTCCTGCAGGAAGTACGTTGAGTATTATTACTAACAAACTATCTACGGACACGTTTGTATTTAATCCTGCTACAGATAAGTTTAGATACTTGATGTCAAATACTCTGTACACCAACACACCTGCAAACATATCTACTTTGCTAGGTCTGTCTACTGTAGCCACACCAAATCAAGGTGGTGGTATTAATAACTTCGCGAATTTTACTGTCCCTGCTTTGCAAAACTACTTGTATCTTATTTGGGATTTTAGAGATGCAGTTCCTGTAACATTATGCTTCTCAACTTTAAGTACAACGAATGCTTGTTGCGGATGTGAACCTGTTTAAAACAAAAAAAACAAAATGGCTGTAAGTTCAACGTATTATTTAAATGGTCCATCACTAGGTTCTGCTACGGCTGTGTTTCTAAATGCAGCCCTAACAGTTTGTGCACCTAATGGATTTTACTCAGATGGTGTAATAGTTAGAGAGCTAGTTGGATGTGTGCTTCTTCCTCAACAGACTTGTCCTTCATGTGGCGTAGTAGAGTCTTATAACTGTGTTGAAGGAACCTGTGTAGACCCCGGGGATGGAAGTGGAATATACTCTACACTAGGAGCTTGTGAGGCTGTATGCGGAGAACCTCCTGTTGAGTTGAATGTTATTTCTGTAGGAGGTTACATGGAGCCATGTTCAGGTGGTGCAATAGATGACTACATGGGTGCTGTTGTTGTGCTTGATGGAGTTGTTGATGTGGATACTGAGTTTGTAGTAGAAGTGTTTTATGTAGATGCAGGAGGAACTTGTGGAGGAACTCAGTTCTCTCAGACACTTAATGTTGTAATTCTTAATGGAAGTGATATATCAAACTTTAATGCTTGTACCGAAGGAGTTAATTTCCCTGCAGGAGTTGTAATATGCGGAGCCTGTATATCAAGTTGTGATAATCCAAATGTAAGTACAACAGGATTTGATTGTCCATTATAAAAAATAATATGGCAAAATATACATTATCATATAGCGAAGCGGCACCCGGATGGGTGTCCTTCTATTCCTACTATCCTGATTGGATGATAGGCATGAACAACTATTTCTATACGTTTAAGGGTGGAGACTTGTATAGACACAATGTGAATGAAAGTAGAAACACTTTCTATACTCCTTGGAACATTAAGAATGGGACTCCTACTCAAGACTTTTCTCCGACTACATTACAAAGTGTGTTTAACGTGTCTCCATTAGAGAACAAGTTATTTAAAACAATAGACTTACAGGGAGATGCAAAATGGTCCGCAACTTTACAGACCGACTTGCAGTTTTCAGGATTTATTCAAGCAAATTGGTTTGAAAAAAAGGAAGCTACCTTCTTTGCTTTTATAAGAAACAACTCTGTTGGTGAATTAGCTTTGAGAAGTGTTAATGGAATTGGAAGAAGTTCTCAGGTAGTTGGAGGAAATGTAATTAGATTTTCTTTGAATGTTGAGATAGGAAGCATTATTAGTATTGGAGACTTAATGTATTTCTTAAATCCTCCTTCATTTTCAGGGGCACCTATATTAGCGGGAAGAGTAACAGCAATTACAGTTGACTTACCAAATGGCATTAATCAACTAACAATTGATACCACTATCCCGGGGACTAGCCCGATAACTGTTCAGAATGCATTCTTCCTTTACATTAAAAACTCAATTGCTGAGTCTCACGGAGTACTAGGTCACTATTGTGTGTTTAATCTAGAGAACTCAGAAACCAATAAGATTGAGCTATTTACTGTAGAAGCAGACGTAATGAAAAGTTTCCCTTAAAATCAATATCTTTGTTATAGCATGGCACTAACAATACGAGAGTTAAGCGATACAGATTACGAAGACATTCTTGTAGAATGGTGGGGTCAATGGGGATGGGAGCCACCACAAAAGGACTTCCTTCCCAATGATGGCAAAGGTGGCATCATAGTTTATGATGGAGATGTTCCAATTTGTGCAGGATATATGTATCTTACTAACTCTAAAGTAGGGTGGGTAGATTGGATTATTTCGAATAAGTATTATACAAAGAAAGAACTAAGAAAATACGCACTTGAATTATTGGTCTCTAGATTGACTGAGATATGCGGATTAGTTGGATGCAAGTATGTGTATGCACTTATTAAGAATCAAAGTTTAATAAAGACGTATGAGGAACTTGGCTATACAAAAGGCGACTCATACACATCTGAAATGATAAAAGTATTATAATATGGCAATGTTCACAACCATAGCGGCAGGTATTGGATTGGCTGCAACAGCAGCAACTACAGGTATGTCATTTGCTCAAGCAGGCAAGCAGCGTAAGGCAATGAGGGAGGCAGAGACAGCAGCAGATAAGGCTATGCAAGAGGCTCGTAAAAAGCTTGATGTAAACGTATACGATAAGCTAGCTATAAATAAAGAACCGTTTGAGTTGCAAAGAGAGGCGATGCTTTCTCAAGGAGCTCAAGCTATTCAAGCAGGAGTTGAGAGTGAAAGAGGTGCGGCTGCTACTGCAGGACGTGTTCAGATGGCTGCTAACGAAGCACAAGCAGGAATTACTTCTGCTATGAACCAAGACCTTCAGCAGCTCGAGATGCTTAGCGCTCAGGAGGACTCACGACTTCGTGACATTGGTGTTCAGCTAGACTTGGAAGAAGTTGCAGGAGCTCAGCTTGCTGCGGCTAATGCACAAGAGTTGGCTGCTAGTGCTACCGCTCAGGGCATGGAGGGACTTACTAGCCTTGGAAGTCAATTGGCTGAGCAGGCTCCTTTGTTTGAGAAGAGTGCATCTGCCAAACAAATAAGAGGAATGGAGCGTGTAGCTAAAAGAAAAGATATTAGTGGAGTTGATTTACAAAATCAAATTGCTTCTTTAGGCGGTGATTTTAGTAAAGTAGCAGGGATGAATCGTCCTGATTTCTTGGATTATATGCGAGGAATGGATGCTCAAAAAATAAAAGATGCTAGGGACGTTTTAGGGTTTAATTCAATGGGGAAAAATGCTACTGATGCAGCATTAAGACAAGGCAGAGTAGCCATGGTTCAATCAGCACAGGCGATGAAGCCAACTATAGATAGATTACAACAGGGAAAGGCTAATATGTTTTTGAAAGACCTTATTAACTACGATTTCCTTAATCCTTTTAGACCTTAATAATTAATGGCAACATTTTATAAATACGCTGAACGTAGTGCTGAGTCGCAGGTCAATTGGGCTGAGATAGGCAAGAACATGACGGATATGCTCCGTCAAGAAGTTGCTGTCAGAGAAGAAAAGAAAGCAGCTATTGATGAGGCAACAAGAAGATATGCTGAACAGTTATCAAATGCGCCACAAGGAGAACACGTTGGAGCTAGAGAAGAGGCTTTAAGATTTGCTGACCAAGCAAGTAAGTATATGCTTCAGCAAGAAAGACTTTTGAAGTCAGGATTGCTAGACCCTAAAGATTATATGGTGGCTCGTCAGAACTTAGTTGACGGAACCAAAAGAGCATTTGGTGCAATGAAAGCATTTCAGGAGCAATATGGAGAGCTTATGCAACGAGCTCAAAAAGATGAGTCTTCCGCTCTTGAATTGGATAACTTGGAAGAAGTACAAGGATATGGTAACTTTAGTCAGTCAGGATTTTTTATTGACGCTCCTACAGGCAAGGTAAATGTGGCTTTAAAAGAAGAACAGATAATTGATGGTCAAAAAGTTATTGGCCTAAAAGACGGAAGCAGTAGAGGTATGGAATATATCGATGGTTCAATCTATGGAAGAATTGATAAGTTCAAACCTAGAGAAGCATTGGTAAGTATTGCCGATACTTTAGGTGCAGAAATTAGAGCTTCATTAGACCCTTCTACACTAAGCAAACTAGGTTCGATTACTTCAATAGAAGACCTTAGACTAAGAACGGATATTGACCCTGATACCAAGGAAGTATTGTTTGAGTTTTACTCATCAATAAAACAATCTGTTAACTCTATAATGGAAAACCCTTTACAAAAGGCTTCATTACTTAGAGATACATTAGGATATACTACAACATTAGATGCCGCTGCTGCAGCTAAAGACCCTAAGCTAATCCTTAAAGTTATTGACCCTGCCACAGGTAGAGGTGAGTATCAATTCTCTGAAGCTCAAAATAAAGAGGCTGAGAAATGGATGACAGGTCAGTTGCTAGGAATGATTGATAGAAAACAAACTATTGATGCAACAGCATTTACTCCTCAGCCAAGAGCACAAACTGAAGCTGAAATTGGAAGAGACGAAAGAAGAAGAGAAGCTGAAAACTTTGGTAAGAACTTAGGTAGAGCGTTGAAGTCTACTGATGCAAATGAGCGTGACAATGCAATTAAATATTTAGCTCAAAAAGCAGGAAGACAAGTTGAGATATCGGGCGGTAAAATTATGATTTATGATTTAGATGGACAAGGTAAATCTGAATTTAACTTAAACGATAACCCTGATAAAATAGCTAGTTCTTTAATTAGTGCATTTGGGGTAGATTTACCTGAAGACACTATTTTGAAATTTGCTACATCAACCTACGCAGGTAATCGTACTAACACAGGTGGTTCGGTAACGGGAATTGTAAGCGCTCCTCCACCTACTCCTCTTAAAGTAACTCTTCCTGTATCTGCTTTTGAACTTGATTCTGTTGACGCTGCTGTCCAACTACAAGCCGTTATGCCTGATGGATTTAAAGTTGTAAATAAGAGTGTAGGTGCAGGAAGCGGAGATAATCTTGAGATTGAAGCTCCTAATGGTAAGAAGTTTCCATTTACATCAGACCTTGACGAAAAATCTGCTGAAAAAATGAGAGACGATTTAGAGCGTTGGATGAAAGCAAACAACGCCAACCCCGCTGAACCACAGCAACAAGGTGGTACAGGAAATATTGGAGCAGGAGGAACAGGAACAGTAAATTACAGTCAAAAATAATCAATATGGACGAGCAGGTAATAGACGATTTATATAATAGAGCAGTATCTCAAGGCTATCCAAAAAGTAGACAAGAGTTTATCAAATTATTACATTCCGATAACGATGTAATGAATGATATGTATTCCTATGTACAGTCACAAGGATATGGTAAAAGTATCGACCAATTCAAATCTCTTGTTGGTGCCACTAGTACTTTGCCTCAACAACCAACTGAAGTAAAAAAAAAAGGCGATACTACGGGATTACCTTCGGGACTTGGTTCTTCGGCTTCGTCCGCATCAGCTGAACTTGACCCAAAGCGTTTTGCTGAATTAGCTGCACAACAACCTGCTGTTCAAGATTTATTTAAGAGAAGAGGCACGCCTTTACCAAGTCAACCTGTTGTAGGTCAGAGAAGAGATGCAGAAGGCTATATAGACCCTCGTCAAAAGTTGGGTATGTATCCAACTAAAGAAGAGGCAGACAGAGCCATGAACCAATTCGTTGCTGACATAGACGCTAGCAAAGGGATGGTAGAGGAGTATGATGAAACAGATTACTTCACAGGTACATTTGGAAATGTATTAAGAGGATTTGATGAGTTTACAGGGACAGGGCTAGGAGATGTAGCGGATGATATTGCTAGGTCTGTTGCGGCAGGTTATAGACAAGGAGACCTTGCTCAGGCATCAAATAAAATCATACGTTCAGGTAATGA